TCAAACGAAGTACCGAACCAAGTTTATACGCAAATCAATTCGCAACGATTGAAATACCATATTCATTCAAGTTATTATTACAAGAAATCGAGGCAATGGGTATTAGTCTAAAATTAATTACTGAAAATAAACAAACATTCTGGAAGGATACACCATTGACAGACGCAGATACACGCATGATGAGTCAATTCGAACAAGAATTGGCGAAATTCCCTGTGAATCGTATGAAGAGTCCAAAATTGTGGAAGGTCATGGAACAGAAATGTTCGAATTATATCGAACCGGGAAAACGCTCGTCTATACAGTCAATCCTATCTCAAATGAAGAAGGATAAACAAATCATCGCATCCAAATATTCGTCGTATTTCAATACCGCATATATCATGAAGAATAAAATCAGTTTTAACGAAGAACGTGCAATTAGTCGCTTGGATTCGATTGACGAATTATTCCGAACGGCAAAGTATGATGCACATAGTAACATGCGTCGATTCCTCGATGTCGGTGCATCCGATGGAACGATTACGAGTGCAATTGCGGAACGATGGAACATTCCTCGTGAAGATGCACATGGTATCGATATTGACATCAGTCCATACATGACGATGGATGTCGGTGACCGTGTGAATATTACTACTTATCCGCGAAAGAATTACACGGGTTACGAATCAAATACGATGGATGTGGTCTTCTTCCACGTGGTCTTCCATCACGTACCATTACATGACCGTATACCATTGTTGCACGAAGTGTATCGTATTGTCCGTCCGGGTGGTTATGTCGTCTTCCGCGAACACGATATGCCATATGACCGTGATAGTGAAGAATGGCAATTCATGGATGCTATCCATGCAATTCATATGATTGCGAAGAATGAAGATATGCATTCCTATTATGCGGAATATTTCACGAAGGAACAATTGAAAGAGTATATGAAGATGACCGGATTCATCGAGGTAACAAAGACGAATCCGCGTGGTAATCAATATATCTATGAAGCATTGTATCAGAAACCGGATACACAAGTATCGGAACGAGTCATTCAACAAATGAATGCGCACGAAGATGTTACGTCGATGCCGTTTATTAAACGCATGAAATACCATACGGTCTATTACGATGAAACCAAGGATGATATCGTAATTATTCAGAAGGTCGATGTGCGTGATACGGATGACGTGTCTGCGGAATTGAAGGACATACAAAATAACCGTGTTCGTATCATGTTGGGATACAAACAACCGGCATTATTGAAATCCGGTGGTCGTCGTAAGTCGCCTGAACCAGCTGAAAACTCGATTCGTGTTACCATCGATTCAAAGGAAGTCGATGAACCTATCAAAGGTGGTATGGGTATCGATGGTGATGTCAATGATGGAAATGCGGAAGCGGAAGTGGATAATGCAGTACAGATGATTGAAACGATGAACGAACATAGTGATGTCATGACAAACGAACAATACGAAGCAGAACAAGAATTCGAACGCAAGGAACATGAACGCGAATCAGCACACGTCGAAGTTCCGGCAATCGATGCAGTGACAAAAGTGATACCAATTGAATCGGGATTACCAAGTGAAATACAGGATACAATGAAAGAATATAATCAGACAATGCCGGAAAATAAGGATGCGGACTACAATGTTGATGCATTGGCAGAAAAGACGCGTCAAGTGGTTGAAGTGATTAATGTCCCAATGGAACCAGTGTATCGAGATGTGATTGATCTTGATATGATGGATAATGGGGACGGTGACGAAATCATCTAAAGGGGAAACCGAGGTTTCCCCTCGACCCCTTCCTCGTGCTACGCATTGTGAATAATAGTATATTGTAAAATCATTCATAATGAAACACATAATTGCGTTTCACTATCAATGTCTATTCTTATGAACCATCCTACACTTGTATGCATCTGGAAAAACTGAAGAAATGGAGAAATAACAAATTTACTCGTTTTAAGACTTCCCGTTTTAAAATTTTTTTCAAAAAGTGAGCTGTCACTTTTAGTAGTTTCAACTTGTTTCAATTCTCCAAATCCCCATTATCCATTTCCCTTTCACCCTTTCCTTTTTTATGGAATAGATTGTTATATCATTCGACACGCAGTGGCGTGAGAGTCCATAGGACGAACTCATAATGAAATACATAATTGCGTTTCACTATCAATGTCTATTCGTATGAACCATCTAACAACAACCATACAGCAGAATCAAATGGAATTTCAACATGAGAATCTAATGGCAAAGACCATGTCCATCATGTCTAATGTAACAATCCACCATACGAGTCTCCAGTAGGGGAGTCGGCCATGTGGCCTCCGCGGCGCCACCGACGGGTCAAAATTTAGACCCATAATATTCCATTAGGTTAAAAAAGTGACCCACACGTATCGCACCTAACAATGGTGACTTTTTGGTGAAAAAAAGAGGAAATGGAGAAATAACAAATTTACTCGTTTTAAGACTTCCCGTTTTAAAAAATTTTCAAAAAAGTGAGCTGTCACTTTTAGTAGTTTCAACTTGTTTCAATTCTCCAAATCCCCATTATCCATTTCCATCCGACCTTAACATGAGTGATTTATATAGGACATTGCATCCGAACTATCGTCACATTATGTATCACATTGCGTAGCACAAAAGGAGGGGGAAGGGGGAACCTTGGTTCCCCCGAAATTTGATAAAGTATTGTAATGAATCCATAGACGTTCAACACGAATTTAATTATAAAAACGATTTATACTATTGTATATATTTGGCACGGCAATGGACGAACTAACATATCTACGCAATGCTTGGAATACCTGTATTGAAATGGTATGTGACCGCGGGTATGCCATCCAAGACGAATATAAGAATCTCACCGACTCCGATTTTAAATACCTGATACAAGAAAACAAATTAGACATTTACGGAGAAATTACCGACAAGGATACAGATGACAACGAAGAACATGAACATCGTAATGGCATCTTTGTCAAATTCATATTAGCACGACGTATCAAACCGACTGTAATCAAAGCATGTATTGAGGAAATACGGTCCCTATATTCCCATTTGAAATCAATCGACATCGTCCTTGTATTGAAAATCGAACCGAATCACAGTATTTACAAGATAGAAAAAGAAAAGAACGACAAAGACTATAGTGTTCAAATTATGCACTGTAAGCAACTCCAGATGAACGTAACGAAACACTGTCTGGTCCCATCCCATCGACGCATCGACGAGTCCGAAGCATCCGACCTGATGCGACTATACAATCTAACATCGCGCAACCAGTTCCCATTGTTACTCAAAGAAGACCCCGTCGCGCGTTATTACAATTTCAAATCCGGTGATATCATATGCATTACAAGCAACTCTATTTCAATGAACTACGGTTATTGTTATTACCGTTGTGTGCGTTAAATAATACGTTTCATATAAATTCTGGTTATACAGTATATTGTCACTGTATTCTAAAAAATATTTTTTTAATGATTGACTTGATTAACTATAGTCCAGATAAGTTACGCGCAGTGAATGCCGATACCTTGAAGAACATGTTTGATGTACTATATGCTGAATATAACACCAATAAAAATAATTTAACCGACGATAAACGTATGGCATATAAAGAGGCATTCCGAAACCTCGTTGACCGACTTTCGAGTCAAGCGAAATGGGACTCTACTGCGAATCGATATCGCGGTAGTGTTGTTTCAAAAGAATGTAATGGAGACTGCTCATTTCTAACAGAGGCACATGGTAAATTACAACGACTATCCGACAAGGCATCTGAAAATATAAATCCAATGGAAACAATAACCCAGAACAAGACCACCATTGAAACCAATAAATCCATATTACTATCACGACAGGCACAATATGACATGGCAATTAAACGCAATCGCCATCGTCGCGATATGATTGTAACCGTTGCCGGATTAAATACCCTATTGTTAGGACTCTATTACCTATTAATCAAAGACCCACCTGCAATCATCGAAAGTTAGAGCACCACATTCTACTTCTTTATTTCTTTATACATAATATAACCATCTTTGGCATTGCATTGCATTGTTATATAATGAATACAACAATCCACACAACATCGACACAACACACGGAATTTATACCAAGTCAAGGTGTCCCAATTATAGAACGCCCTCAAGGAGTTCCCGGCGGTCATGGACAAGGACAACTTCCTGAAACACTACAGACAACCAAAGACGTCCGTTGGTCATCACACGGTGTCTATTATGGAACTCCTAAATGGAGACACTGGCAAATCAGGATGTTACCCGTATCGGAAATGGACGAAAAGATGGTCGAAGAAAAACGCCGCCTCGAACGCGTAATGCGTCACCGTTTATTCATGAGTTTCATCTATGTATGGTGTTTCTTGACCATCATCGCGGGTTTATTTTACTACACATCGACGATTACACGTTCTATATTCATTACGAGTATCGCAGTGATGACCGTGGTATTGATGGTCGCCTATTTGGTTTATGTACCAAATCGCGCATTGTAACATCGTTAAAAAATATTATACCAATATAGAAAATAGACACTGTATCACATTCGAAACACTATTTATGTCAAACGCAGAAATTGAAGGTTTAATCAACCGTTTTAATAAAGATTACACGTCTTATACCGAAGTGAAAAAGAGTATCGATAAAATGGACCCTGTTATCCAGAAACAGAATGAAATCAATTCGATGAATCAACAAATTATCGATTCGACTGAAAATATATTGAACCAACAACGCCGAGAATTAGATACAAAAGGACGTATCATCGACTATACCGAAAAAGATATTCGAAAAAACTTTTCCTTATTAAATACGCAATTCATCTTGTTTATTACAATCATCGTCATGATTTCCGTAATCGTACTCTATATGGTGGTCACCTATATCACCGAAAATAATATTGTAGAAAGTGCAAGTAACTTTATGAGTCGGATACGTGGAACCGGGCAATAGATGATATAAATGATAAACATTATATCGGACTATGTTAGAATAACCCCGAATGACTATCGTTCCATCCAGAGATATCTCTTCCACGTCGTCCTATATGTTCCTTTATGATTTCATTGTAAAAATGGACAAGTATGCAAAGAAAATCGACGAAGGATGTGCAGAGATCGATGCATCTCATTTCAAAGATGCGATCACCCAATTATCAATTGACCACGACCCGAAAATCCAACAACTCGCAAACGAATGGAAAGGACGTTGTCGTCTATCGTGCGAACAATATATTCGCGTTCCGATTCATCGAACAAGTACCCTCGAACTCATCATGATTATATGGAATCCGCTTTCAACGACACCGGTCCATTCCCATCCCGAATATGGATGTCTTTTCCATGTTCTCGAAGGAACCATTCATACTCAAGAATATACGGATGGAGATATGTCTTCTATCTATCGGATTAACGGCGAACGTATTATGACGAAAAGTTCAGTCGATTATACGCGGGGACAACACGGAATTCATCGTGTATTTAATCCATATACGACAACTGCGGTGTCGATTCACCTCTATATCCATCGACGCCCTATCTACCGTGACCGACGTTCATCGGAACCCAATGTCGGACGAATGATAAATATTCCATAGAAAGATTCAGATTCAGATTCATTGTCACCATTCATATCTTATAAAAAATATGAGTGTTGTTTTTTATTGTTTTGGTTTTGCCTTATTGGTCATTATTGGTCCAAGATATCAACGTTTGACCGATTTGACCGATTCGATTGTTGTGAATGCATCGACATGGTATCATCATAGATATCGCCTTCCTGGATTGCGTATTCCGCATAATCACTCTTCAACGGAATACGATAATTCTTAATCTTCATCCATTGTGCCTTTGACAAGTTAAGGTAGAATTTTTCATCCAACAATGTCTTGAATTGAGTTATCTTTATAAAATCCTTGCGGATAATATTGTTTTCCTTCGTCCATGGAATGTATATCTGACGATACAATACACTGAATGGATACATCGGTAGTGCCTTTTCATCGTCGACATTCGCGGTAACATCCATGATGGATTCCATGAAAAGGTTGAATTGATCATTCGCAGAACGATATTCCTGTGTATATCCGATGATTTCATCTGGATAGTAGTCGATTCCTTTGATACCTTCCTTTTTATAGATAGGATACCAGTGAATCATAATGGACATAAAGTAAGGCGCCCAGTAGTTCAACTTTGCATCATCAAGCACACAACGTTTGAAATGCAATATGTTTTCCGGTTTCGGTGCCATTGTGAATGTCGATAAGAAGTCGGTATTACGAACACGACGCCATGTTCCTTCGTCGCCTGACTTGATTTCCGGTTTGTCATTACAAATCAAGGCAAGTTTAAATTGCGGTTTGAATTCAATTGGGTCTTGATACATTTTACGAGCAGATATAGTATCACCACCGGTCATTTCCTTCATATAACCTG